CCTCCGACAGCACCGAAGTCTTTGACGGAGACGGTCTCACGCAGTTTTGTTTGGACGTTGGTGGCAACAGCGCCGGTGCCTGCGGGTTGGTATCCAACTAAAGCTGCAGACGGTACACCGATATTCTCGATAGTAATAACTTCGATCGAAGACCCGACCGGAGGAGCAACTAAAAATGTCAGTGTCGCACCTGAGACAGTGTACGAGTCTTTCTCTTGATATACGCCGTTGACATATACCTGAGTGTTGACTTTATTGGACGGCGAAATAGAAAGCGTATACGCAACAGTAGCGCCGTTGCCAGAGAACTCATCAGTCGTAACCGATCCAACCCCAACACCAATCCACTCACTGCCGTTGTAAATCAATATCTGGGTGTCTACAGTGTTGAAATAAAAATCACCAACCACAACGGGTGTACCATCAGGGCGGGTCGTGGGATTGGTCGCACTCGCACCAAGGTAGTTGATGGAAGTCGAGAGAGCATCCAACACGGACTGCGCCGTGATCCTCAGTTCAATGCGGCTATTTGCTGGAAACGCCCTAGCAGTCGTACCTTCTTGCGCACGAATAACAGTGAGCGTATCAACAACACGAGTCGTTACCCGCACGATCTCATAGTTACCGAAGATATCGGATAACGTAGCGTAGAAGTAATCACCAGTCGAAAGAACAGGGAACTTCAATCCGGTACCGGTAGCAACAACAACCTCGGTAGTCGTGGTTGTAAGTGCATTGACAGTCGTTGTTGTAGCGTTATTAGCAAGTTTGATGGGCATACTAGGCTCCGAAAGGTTGCATCCGTGCTCGCACTGTTCCACGAACATTGCCAAGATTCGCTCTGGCACGACGCTCAGAAGTTTGGAACGCATACTGTTTAGCGTGGTAAGAAGCCAGTTCACGATCTGACCAAGCTTGCCCCGGCAATACCAGAAGATGTTGTAGAGCGCCGTGCATAATGACTTCTTCAAGTTCATCGAACACCACCTCGTCCATACCAGTTGCGGTACGCTTAGGCTTTAACGCCAAGAACATGCGGACCCTATAGATACTCTGTGCGTCAGGCAGCGGCAGGATCACGTATTTATCAGGACTCACCTGAGTAATAGATCGAGGCGTACTTGCCGCAGCAACGACAGAACTTGGCACAACAAAATAGCTGCCAGCGTTCACTTCGTCTTGGTTGTACTCAGGCGTGTTGAACGTACTGCCGGGCGGTGTCACACTCCACAATACAGATGGGTCTTCTCCACTGTATATGTCTGCCCAGTATGGGTACAACTCAAGGGCTTTGTCCAACGTCAGGCGCTCAAGCGGACTGTTGTTCACCATCGCTTCAAACACAGCATGTACGTCAGTATTCTCTGGCTTGTTGTATGTGTACTCAAATACACCGGGCAACAAGTTATATAACGGTACTTGGTAGCGCCAGTAGAGTGTTCTCTCACAGGTGCGGATTGCCGAATCCCTGATGTACTGCACGATCGTCGCATGAGGGCAACCGGGCGCACTGGCTTGCACACGAGGAACGAGGGAGGCGAAAGTACGATCAGCCATCAGATCACCTGTCTCGGGTCTTGACCGCCGGACTCAGTGTCCGTGATCGAGCGGGATTGTAGCGACACACCCAGCCCTTGGATGAATGAATCTTGGAACAGTTTGGCACGGTTGGAGTTCACATGCTCATTATCAATCGACTCAGCCAAGAACACCACGCCATCCACAACGGACGGGAAGTAGGCGTCAATTGGGTAGGTAATCGCTTGATCCAGCGTGTAATTGGGAGGCGTCTGTGCGTATTCACCGACAAGTACCACGCCTGTAGCAGGACGTGGATACACAAAGAACCGGTTGGGGTTGCGCACATGCCGCATGAAATTTACTGGCTGACCAGCAGCCTCTTGCTGCCAGCTTGGTGCAGTACGATCCAGTGTCTCACGGTTGACCTCGGTAACGGCGTTGCCGTTCTTGACTTGAAAGATTTCAATGAGACGCAGCGAATCAGCAGGACAGCTTTGGAGTACCGTGTTGGCGGAGGTTGAGATATCGCCAATCACTGCAAACAAATCGGGACGAAGCATCGCCATGCGCTTGAGTGTCTGGTTGACAAACCCAAGCAGTACCGCATCACTGTATCGGTACGGAGTTCTTGTGTCTTGGATCAGACGACGAACTTCAGCGATTACTTCGGCGGGTGTCATCAGGGCATTCCTCGTGAAGCCTCAGCAGCCAACTCAGGTGAAGTATAATCCGGCGGCTCAGGAATGTCAGCAGTTGTGAGATCAAGAGCAGCTTTTCGAGTTTTGCGGGTCGCCTTGGGCTTCTGTACTTCCTCTACACGCTCAAGAGCATGAGCAGGAACAAAACGCTCAGGGTAAGCAATTTCCTCAGGGACGACTTCGCAGCCGGGGTTCTTCGCCAGAATCTCGTTGTATTCATAGATGAACCCATCTTTCTTAACCCGAATGTACATTGTGCTCATAGTTTCTCCTAACATTTCCATGCCCGTAGGCTTTTGTTGATGCGGCTATTGGGGTCGTTCGCTGTCTTCTTAGAAGTCAGCTTCTTCTTCATACCCTCCATCCGGGCGCAAAATGATTCCTTGCGTGAACCACCTTCAGGCTGCGGAGGCTTCAATCCGGGTTTACCCGGATTTGCCTTGTTGTAAGACGCACGACCTTTAGCGTTCAGCCCGCCTTTGGGGTCTTGCCCTTCCTTACGAGTCCACGCGGGTGATTTAGCCATGATTATCCAACCCGGGTAACATTGAGAACAGCCGATGGAATGGCAGGTCGTGGGAAAGGTGTAGTAGGCTCTGCCGCCTCATAGCTCAAGGACACGTCAGCATCTTCCGGTGCCCAATACACTTCAACATATTGTCCTGCAGTTAACCGCAGAATCGTGTTGAATGCAAAGAAGCCCGTGCCGCCGACACCACTGGCTGGTACCACAATCCGGGTTGCCGAAGCGGTAATATCGGAACCATTCAACTTGAGCCAAAATGTGACTTCATGGTCAGCGTTCTCAGCGTTTGCCAATTGCACATTGAAGTACACGTCGTAGTCACCGGCTGCGGCAAACGTAATCCTGCTGTTAGATACCACCGAAACCCCGGCGTTGAACGCCTCAGAGTTGTTGAACGTCACAGCCGTAGGAGTACTGGCTGCAGCGGTCTGATCCTGCGTGGAATAGAACTGCCCATACGCCCGGTTGGTAATTGTCGTAAACGGTACTTTACCGCTCAGGATATCAATGTTGGTGACGTTAACCTCGCCCGTACCTTTAGGCGTAATGTTGATGTCAATGTCGGTGTCTGTACCGTCAGCAGCAAGCGTGTTGCCGTTGAGGTTTACACCGGCTGTAGCGTTGCTAGTGGCAACTGTTGCACCTTCAAGTAACGTAGCGCCAGTAATATTACCACCCCACGTAATACCTGAAATTGACCCACCGGTAATCGCTACCGCTCCGGCATTCTGAGTCGCCATCGTACCAAGGCCAAGTGCAGTACGTGCGTCTGATGGCGTAGAGAATGTGACTTTAGGAATGACAACGGAACCAGAGCCGTTGGGGGCAAAGGTCAAATCTCCATTGGTATTAAGCGTTCGGATCGTGTTCCCGTCGAACTGGATGTTCTCTACCGACGCAGAAACGGTACCTAGTTTAAACGCAGTCGCTACGCCCGTACCGCTATAGACCGTCTTCTCGGTTGCGGCAGGACCGTCATCTACATGCAGTAGCTGGTCAAACGTACTGGCAATCGTGGAGCCGGTTAAATTAGTCGGCATGAGATTCTCCAAAACAAGTAGGGGCATTATGCCCCTACCAGTTTACATTACGACGCTACGAGAGGTACAGAGTACCACTGGGTTGCAGAAGATGCGACCAACATCGTGCTGGTCAGGTTAGTGATGTCGTAACTGCCGTTTGCTGCCACTGCGTTGATAGCCGCCCCGGAAGCCGGGTAGATTTTCAATGCCGCATCAACGGTGTTCTTGACAATCACAACTGCGCCAGCAACCGCCGTAGGCAGAATCACGCCCTTGGTACCATCAGCCGCCGAGACGACATTCAGACCTTCGGACAATGCAGCAGCCGTACCTTGGTTGTTACCAGCGGCGGCAACAGCCGCAACCGGTAGACGGACTTTACCAGTCACGCCACCCGAAGCAGTCAATACGCCCGTCACAGTCAACGTCTGCAGGGTTGCAGTGCCGCTGTTAATGGTCACATTGTCCTGCGCAATACCACGATAAACACCCATGATGTTCTCCTTTCAGAGATAGGGGCGCAAAGCCCCTACCGTTTAGCTGACGTTGGCAACAATGGCGAACGCTTTCACGACGCAATTGGTGGGGGCGGCAGTGTTAAGGAGAATGTCGATCGTGTCAGCCGAGGTAACAGCCGTGGGATTGGCAAGGTTAGCGATGCCGTAGCCCAGAGCGTTCGATGCCAGATCGTCAGTATAGGCGTTAGCAGCAGCGGGAGAGCCGCCGGTAAAGCCGAAATCAAACGTGGCAGTCGTGTTGGCAGTCTCAGCCGAGATCACACGCAGTCCTGCAGATAGCACCACGGAGCCAGCAGGCAGAGCAATAACCTGCAGGGTATCTGTAGCAGCCAAAGCAGTAGCGCCAGCAGCAGCACGAGCAGCAACAATCTCAGCAAAATCAAGCGTCACCTCAAACTTCGAGACCTCGGTCACATTGGCGGGGAAGGCAGCGGTGCCCTTGTTAAACCCCAAAGAGTCGGTATAAGCAGCCATTTCAATATCCTTTAAAAATGTTCAGCCGAAAGGGGCGCAAAGCCCCTTCCTATTAGGCGAGCGTGAGAACAGCCGTAGACAGCGCCTCACCCTTGACAACCTTGTAGCCGTAGACTTGCAGACCACGAATGATGTTGCCAAAGGTGGACTCGCTGCGGATGGTTTCCATGTTCGTCATCTGGGATGCGAAAGTGAAGCCCATCTTGTGACCAGCGATGATGCTGTACTTGGTTGCCGAACCCGTACCAGAACGATTCAGGTTGTGACTCACGTAGACCGTGAAGCGGTCGATCATACCGAGGCGACCGTTACGAACGATGGACATGCTGTCGCCGGTGAGCGAAGCGTCTTTCAGTTCGGACTTCTTGATCAAACCAGCCATCTTGGCGGGGATCACAACAAAGCGATCCTGCTCAGGAGCATTGGCTTCATCAAGCACGGTGCCCATATCGACCAGTAGGTCAATAACGGAAGTGGTGCTGGATGCGCCATCCTTGGTCACGGTCAGTGGAGAAGCGGTCGTGCCGAGGTTGAAGGCACCAGAGATGCGACCAGCGGTGGCACCCTTGTTGAAAGCGTCAACGTCGGGCAACAGATCGGTCAACACACGGGTGTCGATCTTGATCTTCATACGCTCGGAAGCGTCCTTGGACCACGTATCCATCAGGTTGATGTCGGACTGAACCTTATCCACATCGTCCTCAACGCAAGCGAAGTACTCGCCCTTGTCGATCAGAAGCTGAATCTTGGGCTTGTCGGGGTTCTCAACCGTCAGGGTTTGACCTTTGACGTAATCACGGATCGTGATTTCGGGGGTCGTGCGGATGTTAACCGTGTCACCGTACTGGCGAATCTCGCCTTCGTAGTCGGTGTTGGAGATCGCAGCCAGAACGGTTGCGTCGTAAAAGTTTTCAATGAGCTTGCCGCTCCAAATCTCCGGGATAAAGTTACCGCTGTAATTTGGACGACCGGGGGAAACAGGATATGACATGATGAAATTCCTCTAATTACGCATTAGCGACAATGCGATTCTCACGCTGGGCAGCGAAGATATCGCGTTCGATACGATCACGCTCCTGCTCTCGACCTTTGTATTTCCCAGACCGGACATCGTTAAAGAATTTCTGGATGTCTTGCGGGGCATATACCTTAGCCTTGTTTGAAGCGGCAGGGGAACCGGAACCTCTTGAACGTCCGGGGACAACCTGCTTTTCCAACTCAGAGTTAGAAGCACGACTTGTGGATTGAGCAACGGTAGCTTGTCCAGTAATCTCAAGCCAAGTGCTAAAGAAATTTGCGACACGACGAGCATCAAGTGCTCGCTGCGCATCATCAAGATATGTCTGGCGAGTAATGCCAGTCAGCGGATCAGCTTCCAACAGCCAAGACTGAAATGCCTCGTTTCCGTTGATATCACGGAAGTTTGGCACTGCACTGGCTAGGTCAGCCCAGAACTGCTGCTCTGCGCTCATTTGCTGACGCTGTGCGACCGCTTGAACCTGCGGAACCACATTCGTCTGCACCTGCTGCAGAAGCGCTTCAATTCTAGCAAGGCGTTGCGCCACGGGGATTAACTCCTCACGGGAAACCTTGCGCATCACATCAAGAGACTCACCATATTCCTCAACGTCTTTTTCACTGACCAGTCTTTCTTCGGCAGTGGACGTTGTGGTGGCAGTCTGTTGCTGTGCAGACAATGAAGCAAGCAACTGTTCCATTTGCTGTACACGCTGTGACATCTCCCGGTTCTGCTGATGCAGGCGGGGTACCTCGGCGTTGTACATACCTTGAAGGGTCTTGTACTTCTGCAAGACCGTTTCTTCCGGCACATTGTCATCACCCGACTTATGCTCACTCGCAGGTGATGGAGCAGCGTGATTCGATTCAGCTTTCTCGTCGGCAGGCGGAGTGTTGTCTACGTTCTCTGGGGGCGCAGCGGTGCCATCGGCAACAGAATCATTCTCTGCGCCTGTGTTTTCGCCAGCGTTGAGTTCGGAATACAACTTCTGTACAGCCTCGGTCTGTTTGCGAATTTGCTCTGGAAGTGCCATGTTGAACGCTCCTATCGGTGTGCGTGATTAGACGGCGAGTTCATCTTAACTTTGCCGCTACTGCAGGGGTTTCTTTGGCGAAATCAATGAGTTCGACCAACATCTGGCAGCGCCCCTGAAACACTGCCGGATTATCTACTGCATAGGGTAGCCGCTTGATCTCATGCGCAAGCACACCTTCCATCCACGCCAGAAGCTCTGGGTGTTGCCGGACTGCTTGTGCCAGTCCTTTGATGATTTGTGGCTCAGGCTTGATCATGCAGCCCTCCCAACTGTGTTGGCTTCTTGTCCGCCTTTGGGAGTACCGTCAGGCTGCGTCGGCGTACCTTGCGGGGCTTGAGCTTGTTGCTGCGCTGCAGCAGCCATCGCCCTCGCTTGAATACGACCTTGGTAGTCTGACTTCTCCCGAGATGGAACAACGTCCTCCACAGGCATTTGCAACCCTTTAGCCACCTCACGAAGAATGGTGGCACGTCCTTCCTTGCCGAGAATCTCAAGATCAACGGGGTTGGCGGTTGCGTTAAGGAACTCGATACGGCGAATGTTGACCGTCTCCTTGACTGCGAGGTTAATCGCACCCTTGGCTACAACCTCAACATCACCTTTAATTGCTTCGTCTTCATCGTAGCGCATGTTGTACACAAACTGGCGCATGACGATGGGTTTGACCACATCGGTGTCGATGTGCATGACGACTTGGCGGATGCCCTTGCCTGCGGCACCCATCAGCATAGACAAACCGGACGAGGTACGCCCAGCGCCTTGCACGTTCAAATCGCCATACACATAGGCAGGGATGCCTGAATGGTCATCAGCCAGACGGCTGAACTTCTCATAGACTGCCATCAACTCACTGGCTCGTGAATCCGGCTGCGTAAACCGGATCGCCGGTGCGCTCGAACCCACAGGATCGTTAATGGTCTGCCAAATCTTCCAAGGGGTAAGCGTGGTGATATCTTCGTTTGGCGGCAGGCGCTCGACGTTGACTTCCACCTGAGGACCAGAGGAGATGCCCATGTTGTTCACAAGGGCACGAGCAGCAGCGTTGCACACGCTTTGCAAATCCTCGATGATCTCAGGGATGCCCTTGCCCCAGAACGCTCCGGGACACTTGATAAACGAAGTCTTGGCATAGGGTTTCTCACCCAGCGGATCATAGTTCAACACCGCCTTGATGACATAGTTACCCACCAACCAGACGTTTGCGTCGTACTCACGGGCTTCATCAGGCACGTCTTCCTCAGACAAGCCCCACTCCAGCAGCATCTTGCCACTGACTTTACCCCAGAACTCAAGGGCATCATACTCAGTCGTCGGGCGCATATACGCATAGTACTTGCGCTCCTCCTCGTCCTTCTGAAGCTCCACGTCCTCATTGATCCAAGACGTGCCGTTGCCTTCATCCAGAATCTTGCGGATGGCATCCTCATCATACCCGGGCACACCGATCAGGTCGGACAACTCCATGCGGGTCATGCGGTGCAGTTCGAAGATATAACCTTCGTTGATGTCGCTGATACCCGGTTCAGGGTAGATACGGAACGGGTCAACCCGCTCGTACTCAGGAGCCAAACGCTCGATGGGTTCCACAACGGTACGTCCCGTGGCATCTGTCTTCCAACCAAGTGCACGTTGACGGCGCACGATCGGACCTTTGACAAACGCTGCGGGGTAAGTGACAAGATCAGTGATGAAGTCGTTGAACGAGGACTCCCAGCCGCCTTGGGCGAACTGGTCTTGAATCTTCATCTTCATCTTGTCGGCACGAGACTGTGCCTCACGCATGATCGAGAAGCGGTAGTCCTGCGACACCATCTCTTTCAGTTCACGCATTTCCTCGGTGTTGGGCGCTTTGCCGTATTCCTCAACGATCTTCAGCACCCGTTCTGCGAACATGCCTTGGACTTCCTTGGCTTGCGTAGGGCTGAGATCAGGGATGGGTGTGGCGTGTAAGTCCCACGGAGGGGAGCCGTTGTCAAGCAAGATATCCCGCAGCCAGCTTTCAGCCGCACGGCACTTGACCTCGGTGATCATCATGTAAATTTCAGAGCCGCCTTGACCACGAATTTGTTGCAGTTTGTCTGCATCATACTCGCCGTTGCGCTGGCGCATGGCATCCAGCATCTTGTACTCGATGGGGCGCTTGGCAAGACGGGCAACATCCCAGCACTGACGCAAATACCCCGCCAACCCTAGGATCACCGGCTGATTCTGCCGCTCCTGCAATGCTCGATTCGTCGCCTCTTGCTCTTGCTTGGCAAGATCGGAATTGCTCACTATCCGCAGGAATGACAAGCCAGCCATGTTATTTGCTCATCTTCTTGATTGCTTTGGCACCGGCTTTCACCACGTCAACTTTGTCAGGCATGTACATCGTATCTTTGCCCACAATGTCAAACGCATGGTCACATGTGTTGACCTTACCCATACCATACTCACCAGCTTGTTCGCTGACGGCTTCCTCGTAGAAATACCCACCGGACTTGGGCTTGGAACCAATCTGGTTGCCGAGCTTACCGTAGACAGGCGACGCAGCAGAGACACCACTGGTATCCATCTTGGGATTTGTTGAGTAAACCGTGGATGTTTTGGTAGCCATTTACACTCCCCCTAGTTTAGGGTATTGCAATAAGTGTACACGAGATTTGGAAAAAAGAAACCCCCGGAGCAAGCTCAACGGGGGCGAACCCTCGAGGGAGAGGGAGAAGGGACAACTGCTAAAGGAGGAGCAGTGAAAATAGTGTATCACGTCCAACCCAATGCGGGAACCCGTTTGATCTCACGCCGCAAGTTCATCTGATTACCCTCACTAGCGTTGCCTATGTGCAACATTAGATATTGCAAAGCTTCTGCCACGTGTGAGTGCTTGTTCTTGTCGATATCCCCATCGCCCTTGGGTTTGTACCTATAACCGCCCATCATGGCAGCTTTCAACTGTGTACACCGTGGATCGACAAGAAACGCCGGGTCTCCGTCTACTTGGCGCATGAGGTACTCATCGACTGCGTTGATCCGGGCTGACACGTTGTTGGTCTTGGCAGGGATGACTTTAAACCCCTCGGCTTTGATAATGTCCACCGCACTGCGCTCGTCGGTCTGCGCCCTCTGCACCCCCGCCGGGTCCACCACGATGAGCACTGGCGCACCGGGAAACCTTTCATACAGTAGGGGCTTTAGCATGGTACGCATAAACCGCTGGATTCCCATGTCAAACGACACACACTCGTCCAATATCAGTGCCCGTCCACGTGGGTCCTGCTGTCCAATGACCGCTGCTGGGGTAAGTCCCAAGTCCATACCGATAACCACCGGTCTGACGCCATTCGATATAAATCGAAGACGTTCTTTTGCCATATGATAATCAGGTCTAAAGTATTTATATACTGGCATACCAGCGGAGGATAGTCCGTACTCTCCGTCGATATACACTCGGATATATTCTTCGGAACGACCTTGAGTGTCGTAGTACCCCTCTGGTAAGTTCTCCACGTTTTCAGCATAGACACTTCTCCCAGAGGGTTGCTTGAATACATCCCAACCGTTGTTGTTGGGCGAGACACCGTCCTTGGCATCCAGCCCTTCCATCTGATAGTACCACCAAGTATCCATCGTTGGTGGGTTCGTGTCGCCCCACATACCATGCCACGTGGGTCCGCCGTCTTTTGCAGACGGGAAACGTCCAATCCGTTTAGACATCGCATCCACGATGTCGGGATGAATATCCCGGCACTCGTTAAACCACGCAAACGTCAATTCCAGCGAGTTCAGGTTAGCCACGTCATCCGAGTCATCCAGCGCCCGGAACATAATCTCGCACTCGACATCCCCCACCTTGAAGAAATACGTCTTGGTGGTACGCATAAACTTGCCACACACCCCGT